ATTGTTGCCGCTGGCTGAAAGAGCGGACCGTAGCGCCTGGGCGGGTCCTGGTCCTCGGCGTCAGAGCAGAGGAGAGTCAAAGGAGAGCGCTCGGTTCGGAGATCAAGACGAACATGGAACACCACAAATGCGTGTGCCCGATCTTCACCTGGACGACCAACGACATCTGGCAGCACATCGAAGGGCACCACCTGCCCTATTGCGTCCTGTATGACCAGGGCTGGGACCGGATCGGCTGCGTGGGCTGCCCGTTCAATTCCCGACGGGCTGAACAGATTGCACAGTACCCAGGACTCGCGCACGCCTATCGAAACGCATGCCGAAAAGCATTCGCTCACCGCGTCGCTCTTGGAAAAGGAAGTCGATGGAAAGACGGCGACGACATGTACGAGTGGTGGATTGGCGAAACGGCGCTGTCTGCACCGTTCGATCCAAGTGAAGAAAGCCTATTCACGCCAGAGGAGACAGAGGAGGTCTGAGACAGCATGGGATACAAGACAGCAGCAATTCTGACCATCAACAACAGTCCAAACATGGACCCCGCCGGCCGGAAAATGGTCGCGCGGCAGTTGAGGCATCAGATCAACATGTTCGTGAAGCATGGTGAGCAGTACGGCAAGCGATTCCAGTATCACTACCGGTACAACGAAGGCGACTATGCCCCTCAAAAAGGGTAGCAGCAGGAAAACCATCCATGAGTGCGGGTGAGCAGTTCGCCCCGATCGACAAACCGTACTTCAAACAATGGCAGGACCGGCAGCAGCCGAAACCGAAGCCTGCCCCGAAGGTCAAGCGACAACACCACATGCCTGCCAGAAAGCAGGCAAAGTGATAGGAGGCACCGTGAAGAATTGGATCAGGCGCGTCAAACGCTGGTACAATAGCAGGCGGGCACGGCGGCAAGTTCTCCGATCGACAACACCACACCCCTGGCTGAAAGGGCATTAACGTGGACGCTGAAGCGAAGGTGCTCTACAACCGGCAATATCGCGAGGATCATCGCCAGCAACTCGTCCGCTACAATCAAGAGTACCACGCGACGCATCCTCCGAGCGCAGGACCCCGACAAACTCGAGGGAACAATTCACTGGCCGCGATCCTGAGAATGCTCTTCGGCGTTGTGGAAAGCGTGAGTGCTACGGCCGCGAAAGTCACCGTCGGCAACGTCAACGATATCTCCTGGGAAGCGGTCGACGTGCTCCTGCGCCTGGCCCTCGCAGGAACAAGTTCCCCCGGCGTCATGATGGTCGCCGTCGACGGGCAGCGCTGCGTCCTCTACGAGGCGCTCGTCCTGCTCAGCAGACGGGAGGACCTGACGCGACTGAATGGAGTGCAGGATTCAGAGGACGTCCAGACACGTCGCCTGCAACCTGGTGAGGAACCAGTCAAACTCCGTCCCGACGAAGCGCCTTTCTATGGCGTCCGGAGGGTCCATAACCGATGGGTCGCTACCGCCTCGGTCAGTGGTCCGCTGAGCGCTCACTCCGGCCGGCATGTCGTGAGCATTGGGACGGCCGCCACGCAAGAGGACGCCGCTCGCATGCGCGACATCTATGTCCTCGGCCTGTGGATCGACAAGCAACTTCGCCACTCGCCAACACTGAATTATCCGCTCAGTACGTATCACGACATCTTCCAGTCCGAGCCGGACCTTACTGCCTGAGATTGTAGCAGGGCGGGAACAGATTATACTGCTCCCGTGGATACTTATGCCGACAGCATCAACCAACGCCGCTCCCGCGCATCCAACCCGGATACGCTCGAGCGGCTTCTTTCATTTCTGCCATGAATGAACCGCTGAGTGCCCAGGAACTCGCTGCCCTGATTCGAGCAGGAACGGCCACGCTCGAAAAGCCGGAACTGGAGCGCCAGCTCGACGCCATCTGCAACGCCCTCACCGGCCTTGTCGGTGAGCATCAGCGCCTCAGCATCGACGCGGACCGCAGCAAGAACGCCTACAAAAAGAAGTACGCCATCACCTGGGCTGGACACCGCGCAGCAAAACATGACCACGCCTGGACCGCAAAGGACATCGAGCAGGCAACGGTCCTCGACACATCCGTCGATGAACTTATTGCCGACATGGATGACACCCTGGCAAAGTCCCAGGGCGAACTCATTGACGTCATGAAAATGGTGCTCGCCGGCAAACGGTCGGTCCTCCAGTCCGTGCTCGCAGAATACCACAACGGCTCAGGCGAAGGCGGCAAGCATGACCAGTGAAGAACGGCGCCGCGACCGGACCATGCGCAAGGCGTCTATCGCAAAGCAGATGGCTCGCTGGAACGCAGCGCGGCAACGGGCAACGAAAGCAGCAAGCATCAGCCATGCAGAGACGCGACAACTTCAGCGTGTCCTGGAGGAAACAGCGCATCGGGAAGCGCATCGGGAACAGGCCATCATGACCAATTCCTTGCGCGTCCAGAACTATCGAGCCCTGGATTATGGCCACACAGCTCCGGAGGAGATGCTCACAGAGGCTCAGTGGCGCGGCCTCCTCGACCGCTTTGGGCACTGCTGTGCGTACTGCGGTCACAAGTCGAGCCAGTTGACCATTGACCACATCTTATCACAGAGCCAGGGCGGGAAACACACTCTAGCCAACATCGTGCCTTCCTGTCTGAGCTGCAACAGTGCAAAGCAGGCACGCACGCCAACAGAGTGGATCACCTATCTCTACACCGTTCGGCTGGGGCGCATGAAAGGAGAGAACGTGGAGTGGATCATTCGCATGTGTACGGACAATGAAGAATTCCGACAGTCGCTGCAAGCCATGATGGGTGTTGGGGACGGCACCCCGGAACAAGTCGCGCGAGCCTTTGTCGAGTGGGTCCAGGAACGGGCGCCCAGGAGTCGCGCATGATCGAACCGCGCGTCACCGCCGGCACTATTCCCGTCTACTGCGCCTTCGACAAGCTCGTCCCAACCGACACGCTGCAGCCGAACCCCAGGAACCCCAACCAACATCCCGACAGTCAGATCACCCTTCTCGCGAAAGTCATCACTGCCCAGGGCTGGCGCTCTCCGATCACCGTCAGCAAGAGGAGCGGCCTCATCGTGCGCGGCCACGGTCGCTATGCAGCAGCCCTTCGCCTCGGCACGCCGGAAGTTCCTGTCGACTATTAGGACTACGACAGTGAGGAAAGCGAGTATGCGGACCTTATCGCGGACAACCGGCTGGCAGAACTGGCCGTGTTCGATGAACCGATGATGCTCGGCCTCCTGAAAGAACTGCAGGACAGCGGCAACATCGACATGGACCTGACCGGCTTCGACGCGGACGCCCTCGACAAGCTGCTGGCGACTGAAGATGAAGAAGATGATTTTGACACCGGCAAGGTCGCTGCTGCGATCGTCAAGCCCATCACCCAGGAAGGTGACGTCTATCTCCTCGGCCGCCATAAACTGCTGTGCGGTGACTCGACTGACGCAGAAACCGTCGCGGCCTTCATGGGTGAGGACCAGGCTCGGTGCGTGTTCACTGACCCTCCGTATGGCGTGAGCTACAAGAGCACCGACTTCGACATCATTGCCAACGATGACCTCCGAGGCGACGTCCTGCGCGATTTCCTGACACGGGCCTTTACAGCCCTGGGACCCGTGACCGTCCCCAACCCCGCGCTCTACATCTGCTACGCCACTACCAGCAGGGCCCCGTTTGAGGACGCCCTGAACGCTGCCGGCTTCAAGATGAAGCAGGAGCTCATCTGGCACAAGCAAATGGTGCTCGGACGCAGCGATTATCACTGGAGCCACGAAGCCCTCATCTACGCCGTGCGGACCAGCGCGAACTGTGAGTGGTATGGCGACCGGTGCCAGAAAACGGTCCTCGAATACCAGGAACAGGACCTCGCCAGTCTCAAAAAGGTCGAGTTATTGACCATTTTGACCAATCTGTACCGCGACGCGGCCACAAGCATGATCGAAATCAAGCGCGATCCTGCAAAAGAGTACATCCATCCCACACAAAAGCCCGTCGCCCTCCCTGCACGCCTCCTCCACAACAGCACCAGGGTCGGTGACATTGTGTACGACGGCTTCCTCGGCTCCGGCTCGACGTTGATAGCATGCGAGAGGACCGGCCGCTCCTGCCGTGGCATTGAACTCGACCCGCGCTATTGCGACGCGATCGTCAAGCGCTGGGAAAAGTTGACCGGCGGGAAAGCGCAACTGGCAAGCGACAACTCCACCCGACTGGCTGTTCCAGCAGAGGAGAGGAGACGCCTGCCCAACAAACCTCGGAAACACAGCGAGGTCGTCCCATGAGGAAAACGATGCTGACTGAGGAGATGAGCAGTCAGTTCTGTGGTGCCGTCAGCCAGGGCATGCCGGAACGCTACGCAGCAGAGCTGATTGGCGTTGACCAGCAGACGATCACCTATTGGAAAATGGGTGCCAACCTAGCTCGCAACAAGAAAGCATCGAAGGTGACCAAAAACGACGTGCATTATCTGGCATTCCTTGCCCAGTTGGAAAAGGCGCGCTCTATCGCTCGCCTGACCCGCATCAAGGTCATCCAGAAAGCTGCCGACGGCGGGTCCTGGCAAGCAGCAGCCTGGTGGCTCGAACGTATGTGCCCTGATAGCTTCGGCCGGCCCTACGCCATCGCTGTCCCCGGGAGAGGACCCGACAACGAAGGCAATCCTGGACCGATCAACATCATCATCGACGCAGCCATTGTCCCGAGTAAGGGCGACGACTGATGGACATCCGGATTGCCAGCACCATCAACCCGAGCTTCGTGGCGGACCTGTTCAAAAACAGAGCCCGCCTTGTTGCCTGTTATGGTGGCGCGGCAGCCGGCAAGAGCAAAGCAACCGCACAAAAGCACGTGCTGCGCTGCCTCTTGTACCACAACGAGCGCATCCTGGTGATCCGGAAAACCATGCCATCGCTCAAACTCACAGCTCTTCGCATGGTCCTCGAGACACTTGCCGAATGGCATGTGCCCTACACCTTCAACCAGGCTGACATGACCATGCACATCCGCGACAGCGAGATCATCTTCCTCTCGGTCGTGAACACCGCCGGCGGTGCAGCAGAGCGCATCAAGTCGCTCACGGACATCAGCGCCATCTGGATTGAGGAAGCAACCGAGCTCAGTGAAGATGAGATGCAGCAGATCGTCCTCCGCCTGCGAGGGCGTCCCATGACCGGCGGTTCCTACCGGCAACTCATCGCCACCTTCAACCCTGTCGACGCCGGGCACTGGCTGCACAAGTGGGTCGAGATCGACCATACCATGATGGGCGTCCACAAGACCTACCATGACAACATTTTCCTCGACCCCGAGTACGCGGCAACCCTGGAGGCCCTGGCAGAGCAGGACCCGAACACGTATCGCGTCTACTGCCTCGGTGAGTGGGGCGCCCTGGAAAACATCATCTACAAGAACTATGCGGTCGAGGAGTTCGAACACCCGCAAGACTGGTACGACATGACCGGCCTCGGGCTCGACTTCGGCTGGGAAAACCCGAGTGCGGCCGTCTTTATCGGCGTGAAAGAGAAAGACCTCTACATCGTCGACGAAGTCTACCAGACGCACCTGACAAACGCAGAGCTCATGGCTCAGGTACGCGAACATCAGGACATGATCGGCTGGGAGGACCTGCCGACGGTCGGTGATAGCGCAGAGCCAGCTCGACTCGAGGAGTTTGAGCAGGCCGGCTTCGAGGTCTACGGCGCCGAAAAAGCGGTTTACGACGGCATCACCTACGTCCAGGGCTTCCGTCTTCACGTTCACCCTCGGTGCGTCAACGTCGTCCGTGAGGTCCAAGCCTACAAGCACCGGCAGGACCGCAACGGGATCGTCCTGGAGGACCCGGTCAAGTGGATGGACCACACACTCGACGGAATCCGGTATTGGGTCTACACATTCGTGAGGAAAGCATTCGGCATGGGAGGTGGCAATGTTTAGTCCTTACTCGTCCAACAACGTCGGCTACAGCCCGCAAGGCATCATTGCACGGGAAGTCGACAGTAGTTATCAATCGTATGTCAAGGTGGGACAGAAAGCGGCTCGGGAACGATTGCATACCTACCAGGCGGCCTACGCCGGTGAGTACGACATCACCCTGCCGGAAAAGATTGCCTTCGAGCTCAAGGACCTCGGCATCAAGACGAACCTTGCCAAACCCGTCGTCGACGCCATGTGCGCGAAGCTCGACCTGAAGTCGGTGACCTCAACCGACGAAGCAACCCAGGCGCTGCTCGATGAGGAGTACGCCCGCAACATCGTTGATGAGGAAAGCACCGCTATCCATAAGGAAGCAGCCGTCAACGGTGATGCCTATGTCCTCGTCTGGCCGGAATACGGACCCGACGGCCAGCCGACAAAGCACTCCGTGATCCGTCTCCTGCAGACAGAGGACATCGACCTCACGTATGATGAGAGGGACCTCCTGAAGGCAGTCGAGTGCAAACGCATGTGGAATGAAACGCTGGCAGACGGCAAGACTCGGGTGCGTAAGGACACGATCACCGCTGAGTTCATCTATCGGGAATACTCTGATGAGGGAACAAACAGCGAGTGGCGGGACTACGTTGAGGACGGCCTTCCTCCGCTCGTGCCAAACCCGCTCCACACTATTCCTGTCGTGCATTTCAAGGCTGAACGCGATGCCAGGAACCGGCCCTTCGGCATCTCACAGCTCGAAGCCGGCCTGCCGATCATCGCAGATATCAACGCCCTCGTCAAAGATGCGATGATTAAAGCCTACTACGCCTCGGGACGGCAACTCGTCGTCAGTGGCGTGAACTCGGAAGCCTTCCTGAAGAAGAATCCCGCCGGCCTGGACCGCAGCGCCTTCGCTGCCCACATGTGGGGCGATCCCGCCGTGAAAGAGTTCGCGATCCCCGGCGACGACATGACCGGGCTCCTCGCACTCTTGCAGGCACGCGTCAAGCACCTCGCGATCGTCACGCGGACGCCATTGCAATATCTGGAGGCGGGTGTCCAGACGGGCATGAGCGGCATCGCTCTACAGCAGCTCGAGGGTGCCCTGGCAGACAAAGTGAAAGAAGCACAGACCCTCCTCGGCAGCAGTTACCGCCGCATGTTCTCCCTGGCCATGCTCGCCTGCGGACAACCCAACGCGAACATCGCGATTGGCTGGGAACAGCCGTATGCCCAGGACACAACCAACCAGGATCAAGAGGAGTACAAGTTGGGCCTCGTCACCGCAAAGGAGTATCACATGCGACGCGGCATGACAGAGGAAGCTGCCCAGGCCCTCGTCGACGACATTGAGAAAGAGAAAGACGCACAAACCGAACAGCTCTTTGGCAACACAAAGCCGGCGCCTTTACAGCCGGACGCAGCGCATCTTCCCTAATAACCAGGAGGTCTATCATGGCTATCGCAGAAACCGACATCTTGTTCAAACTCTCAGGTGGAGCAGCGAACACCAGCCCTGCCGCATCGCTCGGACTTGCCATGTCCACGGTCGGAGGTGGCATCATCACGAAGACGAAGACGTTCAACTCAATCTTTGACGATGTGAGCGGAGCAGAGGCGGCGGCTGGAGACATCGAGTACCGTTGCATCTACGTCCACAACAACCACGGCTCGCTCACCCTCACAGGAGCGAAGGTCTGGATTGAGGCGAACACAGGCTCTGGCAGTTCCACCATCGCCATCGGTCTGGACTTGGCTGGCAAGAACGGAACGGCAGATGACATCGCCGATGAGTCCACCGCTCCCTCTCCTGCGGTCACGTTCTCGGAAGCCTGTACTTCCTATGCGACAGGACTTGCGTTGGGAGACCTGGCGTTCTCGGAGAAGTACGCCATCTGGATTCGGAGAACCATCACCGCAGCCATGCCAGCGAACGATGATGACAACTGGACGCTGAAGGTGCAGGGAGACACGGCGGCCTAAGGACTCATGGCACACACGCTTGATACCTCCAAGAGATTCACAGGGAGTGCCAATCCGCTAACAACCACCTACACTTGCGGTTCTGGAACGACACTCCTTGTCCTCTCCATCATCGTTGTTGGAGCAACTATCCGCACGAACGGAGCGACATCGCCACCCACATACAACGGCGTGGCGATGTCGGCTGTTGACGTTGGTATCAAGTATTCCTCAAGTCCTGAGACGAACGTGGAGATGTGGTATCTCCTTGACCCTCCGACAGGGAGTTCCTACACCGTCTCCATTCCGAACGCCGCAACCAGCAAGACGCTCTATGGACACCTTGCGTCCTTCAAAGCACCTTCTGGCTACAGGACAATCTACGACAAGAAGAACACCGCCACAGGGTTGAGCAACGCTCCCAGTTGCACGGTCACTCCTGCTTCCGCTGGCGGTGTCATGGTCTGCGTCATGGGTGCAGGACATCAGGCAACGTGCAGTACCCGAACGCACACTATCCTGTTCTCGACCGATAACGGAGCCTACGGAGACCACTCGCAATACACGTTGCCGACCGACACGACTGCGAAGGCGATGGGATATGGCATGGCAACATCGGACGATTGGGCAGAGATTGTCGGCTCATGGGTTGAGCAACTGGTCGCATCGGCTCAGGTCATCTCAGCCTACAAGTCCAAAGCCGTCATATCGGCACAGGCGATAAGTGCCTACAAGTCCAGAGCAATCGCATCGGCACAAGTCCTGAGTGCCTACAAGAGCAGGGCGATAGCTTCCGCACAAGCAATCTCCGCATACAAGGTTCGCCAGTTGGCAAGTGCCACGCTCGCAAGTGCCTACAAGGTGAGGAGCGTCATCTCTGCCACCCTTGTCTCGGCGTACAAGGTTCTCGTCACGATGACGGAAGTCTCTGCACAAGTCGTGAGCGCGTTCAAGAGCAGGGTGACGACGACCGCGCAACTCATCAGCGCGTACAAGAGCAGAGTGGAGATCGCCGCACAGGTCGCCTCGGCCTACAAGAGTCGCGTAATCGCCTCGGCCACACTGACCTCGACCTATATTTCCCGCACGATCATCGCAGCGACCCTGGAAAGCGTTTACAAGGCCAGGAACCTCGCAAGTGCCACACTCGTCTCTGCTTACAAAACCATGAACCAGGTGGCAACAACCCTCATCAGTAGTTACAAGAGTGCCGTGAGCATCGCGGCGCAGGTCGCCTCGGCTTACAAGACGCGGGCAATTGCAGCAGCGCAACTCATATCCGCCTTCAAGAGCAGGATCATCACAAGCGCAACAATACAGTCCACCTACAAGACCGTGAACCAGATCGCCGCTACCCTTGTCTCAGCATATAAAGTTCTTGCGGCGCCGGGACAGGTCATCGCAACCCTCGTCAGCGCATACAAGAGCAAGGCGACCATCTCAGCTCAAGTCGTCTCGACCTACGTGACCAGGACCATCACGGCAGCGACACTGGCGTCTGCGTACAGGGCCCGCCAGATTGCCTCCGCAACGCTGGCCTCCGCATACAAGGTGCGGAACCTTGTCTACGCGACGCTGGTGTCAACATACAAGTCGATTTCTCTCGGTGTGGCCGTTTCTGCGCAGCTTATCTCGGCGTACCGGACCAAAGCCCAGGTGGCAGCCCAGGTCGTCTCGACGTATGCGAGCCGGACCATCGTAGCCACCTCCCTGATCAGCGCCTGGAAGTCCACAAAGCAAATCGCAGCAACCCTCATCTCGGCGTGGCGAACCCTGTTCTGGAATTACACCCGGCTCCTGCCATCAAGCGACTACACCACACGGCTGGCGGCCAGCGACTTGACGACGGTTCTGTCTCCGTCGACGATCACCACAACCCTCGAGTCCCGCGATTTCGTGGCGACAACCGAAGCACACAACTTCGTCAGCACCCTGGAGGTGTCCAATGGCTGAGTATTTGTACCATCGCGGCGACACGTTCGCCATGACGTGCCCGATCACGAAAGACCTCGTCCCCTTCGACCTAACCAGCGGAGGGCCCTGGACAGCGACCGCGACACTTGGGCAACTCGACGTGGTCAAGGCCATCACAGAGGCGCCGGACCCACTGAAAACAACCCTCGTCGTCCAGAACGGGAACGGCTTCGCCACGGTCGTCATCTACGGGTCCGAGCTCCTGAATGCTGGCTTCTACGACCTGGAACTTACCGCAACCGACGGGACGCTGAGGCATACCTGGCCCAAGTGGGTCATCTGGATCGTCGAGCCGCAGCGCATCTAGCATGCCACACACCGGACCACTCAACGACATCGCCTCCGGCGCCTTCATCAGCGCCGACGCGGCCACGAAAGGATACCTCAACGACCTGACCGGCCTGCTCGTCGGCAAGAGTGGCGCGGCCTTCAACTACAAGGTCGCCCGCAATGCAGCAGAGGAGCTCCGGTATACGTGGGTCCTGCAGACGCGCAACAAACTCAATAAGGACATCCAGGCCATCATCGAACGCCTGAAGCAACAGAACATCGCAGAGCTGCAACCGCTCATCGACAAGCTGGGACATCAGCGCACCCTCCTCCCTGGGGCCTTCTCTCTGACGGCGCTCTTCAACACGACCTGGGACGCAGAGATGTGGAAAACTATCGAGGCCAGCAGAGCCCAGTGGCACAGCCTCAGCGAGAGTCTGTGGCGCATCAGCGACGAAGCCCAGCGCCAGGCTCTCAGTCTCATCGAGGCGGCCAGCAGGCAAGGCATTCCCTTCAACAAGGTCAAAGCGGATCTCGCCGGGCTCCTGACCGAAAAAGGAGCCGCGAGCATGGAGTACAACATGCGCCGGCTGTGGGCTACGGAACTTCGCAGGAATCGCATCGTCGCGCAGCAGGAAGTCTGGAAAACCATTGGCGTGGTGAAAGAAGTCCGACTCTCCCGAAGCTCGACAGCCGACATCACCTGCGAAAAATGTGGCCAGGCGATCGGACCGCAGCCCCTCGACGAACGGGTCGTTCCCCTGGAGTGGCCGGACATGCCGCCCTATCATCCCTGGTGCCAGTGCAACACCCGTCCTGTGGAGCCAACACAAGCACAGATGAAAGCCTTCCTCGATAAGAAGTACGGTGAGCATCCCCTCGGGACCCGAGGCGGCATCAATATCGCCAGCCTGCTCGTTCCGAAACCGGAACCGATCCAGAAACCCGTGACGCATGACCAGCTCGAGCAGGCATTCCAGGACGCGCACATCGAGGACAACCTTCGCGCGTTCGATAAGGAACTTGGCAAGATGGCGAAGGCCCTCAATAAGCAAGGTTGGATTCCTATCAAAACCGATAACTTCCGTCTCGAGATGCATACTCGCCTGGACCATATGGTCGGGCAGTTTGGAAGTCCGAAGTGGACCCTGACCAAAGGAGGCGGCGGCAGTGGCGGCGGGTATTACTTGCAAGGGCATGGCGGTAAGATTATCATTGACCCGACGAAGTTCCCCAACGTGACCGGCATGCTGGACGTGTCGATCCACGAATATGGCCACTACCTCGCCAACGTCCTCGACGACATGAGCACCATGCGCAATACTTGGCTCAACGGCACGCAGTTGAACCAGGCACGCGAGGCAATCCAGGCGGCAATGGGACAGCTCAAGGACTATGCCTTCCGGACTATGACAGAAAAGACTGGAGGCGTCACCGGTCCCCTGCAATGGGCAAAACAGCTCCTCAACTATGGTAGCAAGGCCCCGCTTCCGCAGAATGTCCTGGACCTGCAGAAAGCAGCACAGCAGTTGAAGGGCATGCTCGATTCGAACGCTGCTGTCGGCCGGCAGTTCGGCGCGGGATTCTTCGACCTGACCGGCGGGCGCCTTCCCGCCTCGGGCGCCAGTCACGCCGTGACATACTTCAAGCGAACCGACTATATGCACTGGCCGAAAACCGGCAACGTCGGCATGGTCGAGCAGGAAACGCTGAACGAATTCACGACTGGCTACCTCCTCGGGAACCCAGGACAACGCGCTGTCATCGACTACCGCATGTACGATTGGGTGCCGGACCTCTGGACCGCGATGCACCGCTGGATTGACTTGATTCTCGGCATATGAAAGCCCTGACACCGCATCAAATCGTTTACAGGACACGCCTGGCCACCCAGTCCGAACAGCGCAGGACCGCAGGTTTTACACTCGTTGACCTTTCAACGTTGACAGTTCCGCTTACACTATACATGAAGGCGCTCGACGACGTGAATGCCTGGAGACGCAGAGCACTCGACGCTGAGTCTCGGCTGATGGGCTCCGGAGACATCTTGGGCGAAGGTCGGCTGCCAGCACTCAAAGGCGGCAACAGTGATGATGGACAACATTTCGCCTCGCCGGCGTTAAGGCGTTAAAGGAGACAGCAATGACACCTGAAGAATTGAAGGCGATCGCAGACAAAGCCGCTGCCGATAAAGCCATCGCGGACAAGGCAGTCGCGGACAAGGCACTTGCGGACAAAGCCGCTGCTGATGCAGCAGCCGCCGCTGAACCGAAACATGAGGCGACGGTCCCATACGAACGCCTCCAGGCAGTCATCCAGGAGCGCGACGCTCTCAAGAAAGAGAAAGACGCCGCTGCTGAAAAAGCTCGCCTAGCAACCGAAGCAGAGCAGAAAAAGCAAGGCCAGTGGCAGGCTCTTGCCGAAACAAAGGACAGAGAACTGGCAGCAGCAAAGGAGGCCCTGAAAACCAGCGCCCTGCGACAGGCAACCCTGGTGGCCGCTGTGGCCGGAAACGCCGTCGACCCTGATGCAGTGTGGGCGCTTCTCGACAAGAGCACCCTCACGACGACAGATGACGGGACCCCGACGGGCGTGCAGGAAGCCGTCCAGAAACTGCTGACAACGAAGCCCTATCTTGTCAAACAAGCAACCCCTGGTTACCCAATGGGTGCCGGCGGGACAGGTGGAAGCCTCACGACTGAGGAGATCGGGAAACTGACTCCAGCCCAGTATCGTGAGTGGAGAGCAAAACACCCCGACGCTTAGGAGGCGTCTAACTCATGCCTAACACAATTCTCACTCCGCAGATCATCGCCCGAGAGGCGCTCCTGCAGCTTAGCAACAACCTGGTCATGGGAAACCTGGTCAGGCGCGACGCGGTGACCGAATTCTCAGCCGCCGTCGGTGACACCGTCACCATCCGCAAGCCGGCAAGCTTCACCGCTGCCGACATGAGCGGCATTTCCGCAAGCGACATCAAGGAAGTCGGCATCCCGGTCGTCATGGCCAAGTGGCGTGGCGTGAAGTTCGGCCTGACCGCGAAAGAGGCCGCCATGAGTCTGAAAGAATACAGCGAGCGCACCATCCAGCCCGCCGTAGCGGCCATCGTCCAGGACGTCGACGCGTTCCTTTGCCAGCTCCTGCAGCACCTTCCCTACAAGAAACTCCAGACGGCCTCGACCGTCGTCATCGGCGACATCGCCGGACTCGCGGCCGACATGACCATCCGCAAGGTGCCGCTCCAGAACCGGCGCCTCGTGCTCGATCCAACGAGCGCAGCCAAGTACAAAGTCCTGGCCCCCATCCTCGACGCCTCGCAGCGCGGCAACAACGCCGCGATTGCCGACGCGCAGATCGGCCGCATCCTGGGCTTCGACGCCTGGGAAGATCAGAACGTCCTGACCGAGGGAACCAAAGTCGGCGACTTCGCAACCGCAGCGACCCCTGCTGCCGTCGCCCTGGGTGCTGAATCAATGGCCAGCACCGCCTCGGCCGCAACCTCGGGCCTCCTTCCCGCTGGCACGACCTTCACAAAGGCCGGCGATTCACAAATCTATGCCCTGACAGAGGACGCGACGCAGGTGGCTGCGGTCGGCTGCACGCTCAAGTTCAGCCCGCCCAACCAGGTCGCCGTCGTCACTCCTCAGAACATCACTGTGGGAACCATCGCGAGCACCGGCAAGACTGAAAGCGCCGGCTTCCACAGAGATTGCCTCACCCTCGTGACGTGCCCTCTGGCAAAGCCAGTCAGCGTGCCCTCCGAAGTCATTTCCGAAAACGGCCTGAGCATTCGCGTCGTCTACGCCTTCGACCAGACGGCGTGGAGCGACGTCATTGCCCTGGACGTGCTCTATGGCGGCCGCGTGCTCAACGTTGAGCTTGGCGAACGCCTGATCGGTCAGTAGACGACAGAGGAGGGGCCGTGAGGCCCCTCCCTAGCAATTGGAGGCAACCTATGAACATGAGTTGCACGTGTTCCTATTGCGGCGTCGAATGCGCGACGATCCAGGCACGCATAGCGCATGAAGCGCTCTGCACGCTGAACCCTGTCGTCGCGGGCACCGTCGACACTGGACTTGTCACGGCCGGTCTCCTCTGGAAGTACCATCAGCACCCCGTTCTCGGGTCCAGCCGGACCATGCACAGCACCGTGACCTTGACAACGCCCGTCGTGCTCGCCGCGCTCATCGCCGGATTCACACATCCCGACGTCCCGCGCAATCTCGTCCTCACCGGCAACGCCGGCGCGAACGAAGTCATCACTGTCACCGGCCTCGACGTCGGCGGCGGCACGATCTCAGAGGACTTCACCCTGAGCGGGACTACCCCGATCGTGGGCGCGAAAGCATTCGCTCTCATCAAGACCGTCGTCTTTCCCGCCGGCACCCACACCGTGGCCTTCGCCTACGGTTCGGTCGTCGGACTTGCTCATAAACTGACATCGGTCCTCGACGTCATCCAGAACAACCTCAACCTTGCCGACGACACCGGGACCGCAGCGGTCAGTGCGACCGTCCTTTCCCTCAACACGTTCGCTGTCAATGGAGCACTGGACGGGACAAAACCCCTCGACATTCTCTATCTGGTACGCCCGTAAGAGAGGAGATACCATGAACGACTACATCTGTCCATATTGCGGTGTGGAGTGCGCGTCGACGATGGCCCTTGTGGGACACAAACCTCTCTGCCCCAGGAACCCAGCCAACGCCCTTCAGATTGCCACGCCTGTGGACACGAAGGCCCCCGAGACGAAGAAACATACGGCTGCCCCAGGAAAGCTTGACGTTGAGCCCGTAGCAAAGCCACGGCAGACAACGCCCTCCGCGAGGCATAGATGAACTCCACTGACGCGCTTGCCGTGGTCAAGCGCCAGTCGGCGCTCATTGGGCAGTATCTCACCGATGCAGAGATCGCTGCACAACTGGCAGACTACACCACGACGCTGGCCGGCGTGACCACCTACAATACGACAAGCGCTGCCATTGCCTGCCTGCAGTATGCGCGAGGGCTCGTTCCGACCAGCAAGAGCATTGGCAACATCAGCCTCGCCTATGAAAGCATCGACCGCAGCATCGCCGGTATCAGTCCAGGCGGGAACATTCCCCTGACGCGACCGGTCTTTGAACTCGGCGAACAAGAGGAATAATGGACAAGGCGGTGCTCCTCATTCTCAATCAGTCCGTGACCATCACGGCCGCAACAGGGCTGGACGGGAACGGCATGGAGACATACGGCACCGGCGTCGTCGTGAAGGCGATCGTCTTTCATAAGCAACGGCTCGTCATCGGGCCACAAGGCGACAGCGTCGTGAGCACCGCACAAGTCTACGTCGACGGACCGACGGCCGTGACAACGAGCAGCAAGATCACCCTGCCGGACGGAACCACACCGCTGATCCTGGCGGTCTCGACCTATCCGGACCAGAACGGCGATACGGATCACAAGGTCATCTACACATGAACACAGACTACGGCTTCACGATGGACGCGAAAGAGTTCCTCGCTGGACTCACCATCTACCAAGCAAAGGTCCAGGAAGCCGTCGGTCTGGCGTTGTACTTCGAAGCAACCGACATCATGGAAAAACCGAATGGAGCTCGCGACCAGGCACCCGTCGACGCCGGCGGTTTACGCGAATCCGGCAAAGTCCTTCCCGCGCAGTACGATTTCAGCAGCGTGCTCGTGCAGATCGGCTTTGGTGACACGGCCGTCAAGTACGCGCACCGGCAGCATGAGGAGCTCGAGTGGCGGCACCCGAAACACGGGAAGGCCAAGTACCTCGAGGACCCCATCAACGCAGCGCAGCCTGGCTTCCTGGACAGGATCGCGGCACGCATCAAGGGAGTCATCACATGATGATCGACGACATCGCCGCAGTTCTGGCGACTGCAGGATATGGCACGGTTGGAACCAGCATCTTCAAGGGACACCTTCCGGCAGCACCGGACAAGTGCCTCTCCCTCTTTCAGTATGGCGGCGAACCCCCGGCCCTCATTCGTGGTGCGAACTACGAGTACCCAGGACTGCAGGTCCGATCGCGCAGCAGCAATCCACTCGAAGCCCTCACCATGCTCGACGCCGTGGTCACCCTCCTTCACGGCAAGACCGAATTCAGCACCACCTACGCTCGCTACCTGGCCCTCGAGGCCCGACAGAGCCCGGCGCCAATGGGAGGACTTGACGACAATGGTCGAACCGAGTACGTCGTAAACTTTCGGGTCATCATGACTCGGATATAAGGAGCTCATCATGTCCCAAGCACTTACCAGTTTTGGAGTACGGCTCGTTCGATCGGGTGTCGACGTTGGTGAGGTCACGAGCGTCAGCCCGCCTTCCTTCAACAGTGAAACGATTGACGTCACGAATCATGCGAGCACCGGACGCATGGCAGAGTTCATCGGAGGCATGAGGAGCTCCGACGACGTCAAGATTACCGGCAATCTCATCCTCAGCGACACCGGACAGCTCGGTCTCCTGGCAGATCAGGCTGATGGGCTCGTCCACGCCTATCAGATCGCGTTCCCCGACGCCTGGGGCGCGAGCTTCGACTTCTCGGCGGTCGTCCTGACGTTCAAGGTCGGAACGTTCACCGCGAAGGGAGACGCAGTTTCCTTCGAGGTCACGATGAAGGTATCCGGAGCCGTCACGTTCAACAAGACTCTGAGTGCCGGTCTGACGACCCCGTTCTTCGTCTTCAACCCCGCTGGGACCAATGTGCCCGTTGCCTCCGCGACGGTGCAGCAGTACGTCAACAGCCAGGCGACGGGAACCGCTTCGGTCACCGTCACTCCGACAGCGACGGCTGGTGTTATTACGGTCAACGGGAATGTGGTTGCGACCGGTGTTCCCTCGAGCGCCATCACCCTCGGCGCCGCAGGTTCCCTCACCGCCGTGACCATCGTGGTCCAGGAAACCGGCAAGGTCGCCAAGACCTATCCGATCCTGGTGCTGAGAGCAACAGCGTAACCTGACGTGGGTCGTCTAGCAATCACGACCCACATTGACCTCCAGGGCAGGGACTATTCCCTGCTCCTGGACGTCAATGGCATCGTGGCCTTCGAAGAGGAGATGCACGAGAGTTTCTTTACGTTCACGACTCGTTCCCAGGAACCGGATTATGGTCCGACGTTCAAGGAGATACGAGCGCTCCTCTACGCATCCATGTTGCACCATCAACCAAGCATGACCATCACAGAGGTCGGCGCCATCGCAACACCGGCCGACTTGGTCGCGATCCTGGCGGCCGTGAAGGAAGTCATCAAGAACGCATCCCCTGAAGGCGGTGAAGCGGACCCAAACCTGTCAAGCCGCCGGACTGGCTCACGCTCTGGTCATTCGGGCGGCAAGCACTCGGACTTGCCGACAGCGAGTTCTGGCACCTGACCATGCGTGAGCTGGACGCGTTGATTAAGCAATACAACGCGCAGCAGGAGGCGGCGCAGTATCTCGCCTGTCTCTCTGGCGGGATCGCTGCCTCGGCGGCATACAACGCAGCGGGCGCGACGAAGGCCGACGGCAAGCCCTTCACTGTAGCGGACTTCCTCCCCGGGCACCACGACGAAGTACAGCAGCAGACACCTGAAGAAATGCTCGCGGCACTTGGCCTCATCAACGACATGCATGGCGGCCAGAGGAAGGTGAACTGATGGGTCTCGAGGGAACAAGCGTCGGCAGCATCTACGGACATTTGAAACTGGAGTGGTCAAGCTTCCAGACCAGCATGGCCCAGGTCCATACGCAACTTGGCGCGATCGGTGAGGCTTTCAAGAAAGTTGGCCAGCAATGGATAACCGTCGGCCGGAGCCTCACGACTACCCTAACCGTGCCCATTGCCCTCCTCGGCGTTTCCGCTGCAAAAACGTTTACGGACTTCAAGCTCTCCATGTCTCGGATCGAGGGGCTCGTCGGACTGAGTAAAGACGCCGTCGACGAACTCGGTGACGCCGTCAAAAAGCTCGCCCCGGCCGTCGGCAGAGGACCAAAGGAACTCGCCGATGCTCTCTACTACATCACCTCGGCGGGCATTCCCGCCAGCCAGGCGATGGGCGTCCTCGAGGTCTCGGCAAAGGCCGCCGCAGCAGGACTCGGACAAACCCAGGTCGTCGCGGACGCCGTGACCAGCGCCATGAACGCCTACTCCTCGACGGGCATGACTGCAGCGAAAGCAACGGACATCCTGACCGCAGCCGTCAAGTATGGCAAGCTCGAAGCCGACTCCCTGGCACCCGTTCTCGGCCAGGTCATTTCCGTCGCCTCAACCCTCGGTATTTCCTTCGACCAGGTCGCCGGTTCGATGGCGGCCATGAGTAGGACCGGCGTGGACGCCTCTCAATCGGCCACGGCCCTCACCGCGATCATGAGCATGCTCCTGAAACCGACGACGCAGGGGACAGAGCTCCTCGAAGCACAAGGTCTTTCCTACAAAGGACTGCGTGACATGGCGGCACAGCCTGGAGGGCTCATCGAGGTCCTGCGCACCCTGGACGCCACCTTCGAAGGGAACGACGAAGCAATGGCGACGCTCGTGCCGAACATCCGAGCCCTGCGCGGCGTCCTCAACCTTCTCACACAGAACGCGGGCACCGTCAACGAAGTCCTGCAGGGCGTGACGAACTCGACCGGCGCCCTGGACTTGGCCTTCCAAGCCTATACCGACACGGCAAAGTTCAAGCTTGACGCGGCAATGACCACGCTCAAGACCACGCTCATCGACGTGGGTGAGGTGGTCATGCCGATGGTCACCGTAGCAGCGGTCGCCGTCACTGAGGCATTGAAAGCCTTCTCGACTTGGTGGACCACCCTCGATGAGGACCAACAGAAGTTCATCGTTAAGGTCGCACTCGTTGTCGCGGCGATCGGACCCCTCCTGGTCATTCTCGGTACTGCCTTCAAAACGATCGGTAACCTGGGAAGCGCCTTCACCGCTCTCACCAGCCCTGTGAACCTCATTATCATAGGAATAGCCGCCGTCGTCGCGACCCTCATCTACCTTCACAAGAACTGGACGGAGATTTGGGAAAAGATGTCGACCTCTCAAAACCCGTGGATTAGGGGTATTGCAGCGGCAATCGAGGCAATCGGCATTGCAATCAAGGGAGTAATTACCTTCGTGATCAATCTCATCGACTGGTTCAAGAGGCTGGTTGATGCGGCGAAGGCTGCTCTTTCGACTGTTGGTGTCAGCCAGGGCATGGGAGCTGGTGGCCCATCCGGCCCAGGAACAGGTGGAACGCCTGTTGTGGAGGCCCTCCCATTGGGCTGGCACGCGAACGGCGGCTACTTTACGACGCCCCACATCGCCGCCATCGCTGAAGCGGGACCCGAGTGGATCGTGCCAGAAAATCGTGCGGCAGAGTTCGCCGGCCGCATGGGCGCGATGCCCGTCAACGTGACGTATAACATCACCGCTGCCGACAATGCCGGCATCAGAAACGAACTCCGGCAGCACGATAAGGAACTCCTGACGATGCTGAGAGGTGGGCGATGGTAAGACTCTATTGGGGAACGGGCGGCAGCGACTATACGGACGTGCCGGAAACGGACGCCCTCGCCATTGAGTACGAGCACACGGTCATCAGCCACCACATCGAACACAGCAACCGCGTGATCTCGGAGGACCGGGGCTACCAGGCCAGGATCGCCTTCTCGACCTTCATGAAAACGACCGCGACGCGGGACGCCCTGCTCGGTCACTTGCCGGACGTCTACAAGGTCTCGATCGATGACGGCGTGACCTATCGAGCGGGAATTGAGGTCGGCCACAAGGTCGGGCGCGAGTGGCAGGACCTCTGGCCGATCGACCTGGACTTCCTGTGCGATGCAGACGCCGTAAGCGCGACGCTTCATCCAGAACCGGGAGGAGATGCCTGCGTCAACTTGGGCAATCGCCCGAGCACGCCGACGTTCGTCATCACCGTTGGCACAGAGATTGCAGCGGGCCTGACCATATCCGATGGCGTGCGAACGCTGGTCCTGGCGGGCGTCTATCACTATACCGACGTCGTGACGATCACGAACTGGAAGGCACTTGACAATACCGACGAAGTCACCCTGAACATGAGTGGAGAGTTCCCGATGATCCCAGCAGCCGACGACGTGACGTTCACGTTCACCGGCATCACCGCACCGGCAACGGAAGTCGCAATCACCTATCGCGACACTTGGAGGTAGACCATGTACAAGTGTTACTATCACAACAGCAGTTCATCGGCTGCAGATTTCATGAGCAAATTGTATGTCGCTCTTGAGGCGATAGGCTGGGTCAAGGAAAAGGGGCTAGAGATTGCTGATGGCGCTGCATGGCAGAACTCCCATGCCTATGCACAAGGCGATGTGGTGAAGCCCACAACGGCAAACGCCTTCATCTATATCTGCTCCACGGCAGGAACATCGGCTGGCAGCGAACCAACGTGGGGAACAGCACTCAAGGGTGAAACAACGTCAAACACGGCGAAGTTCCGTGCCTATTATTACGGACGAGTGTACTCTTCACAGAGTGAATCAGATGCAGAGCCAAAGACCTATGTTTACCTCTATTACACAGGCGCGGATTTGGCCTATTGTCGGCCAATTGGTATCATTGGCGTGGCTCAATGGGCAGCCGCCACTTGGCTGTGTGGCCCTTACCTGTCTGGCGGCTCTACTCTGGCATTCGGAATCTCAGCCAACCCATGCTACTTTTGGGTGTATGGCAGCAAGGATTTGGTTATGATCTGCACGGCATACAGTTCCTCTTACTATTATGGTGGTTTTGGGTTCGTCACACCCGTCTGGACACAGCGGACAGTTCTGACCGCAGGGGCAACTGCAGGAAGCACCGTCAACCTTGCCGTTGCGAATTCTGCCGATGTTCATGTTGGACAGTACCTACAAATGTGGGGCGCGACAGAGGAAGGGCGAGACAAAGTGCTTGTCAGCGCTGTTCCCGATTCTACACACATCACCGTAACCACTCTTCCACGCAACTATTCTAGCGGTTCATGGATTGGCGTGTACCCAGTCAGCACGGCATTCATGCCTTGTGTAAACACTCTTGTTTCGACAGGTGAAGCATATATGGGTTGGCCATGCGTCGGAAATGAAGAAACGCCTGCCACCGCACCAACGATTGATGACTTTACTCCCTTCTACCAACTTCAGGCAGGAACTGACCCTGATCTCCGTTTGAGTAAATATCTCTTGCGTCCTGTTTATGGAACCAGGGGATACGCTAACTATTACCATGTCGGAGGTTATCTCCCAACTGACATTATCTTGCAACAGTACAAAAGCTGTTCATCTCTTGACCTGTTCCTTGTCTATGATGGATACACCTATCCTGTATCGGGAACTGCTGAATCGGGAAGTGCAACAACGCTCGTTGATACCGACAAGGCACTGACAACTAATGCCTGGATCGACTATATTCTTGTCATCACCGCAGGAACGGGTGTTGGACAGACGCGCAGAATTATCAGCAATACGGCGACAGAGTTCACCGTTGCTGCATGGGAGACAAATCCAGATTCATCCTCTGTCTATGCCGTGGTTGAAGAAGCATGGCGAGCATTGGGGAATGGTGCAGTCAACTGTCCCGTGGTCAAGGAGATTATCTAATGGCCTTCGCTGTTTGGAGTGCTCTCAAAATTGAAGGTACAACGGCGATTCCCGACATGGCTACAGAACTGAAAAAGACTACTGTTGTGACCCTTCCCTTCTGGTATAGCACAGTCGTTAGACCGACAGCATATTCTGCCCTGAATAGTAAGGCGACAACCATAGCGGCGAACCGCTGGCGTATCAAGAAGGGCTAAATGGCATTCGCAGTCTGGACATCGGCAGTCCTGACAAGGTGGTTGGAGGCACCGGTTCCTGTCGTCACGCACCGAGCAGCCGACCACTTCATCGCTACCTTCGATGCTATCGACGATGCCGTTTCCTACGAGTTCACGACGGACGGTTGGACGTGGCTGCCGATTGTCTCGGGCGTCGACGTGACGACACAGAGCACCGGTGTCGCGCTCGAACCAAGCGTCCACTATCCGCTTCAGGTCAGAGCTATTGGTATCGGAGGAGTTCCCTGGGACATGTCATTTCCCAGCGCAGTTGTCGATGCATTCACGAACCCTGCCGACCCCCCGACGATCATGCTCTTCGCTCCACACCCGACCGACGACCCTGGCATCTGGATCATGCGCGGTCTCGTTGTGGTCTTCGGCGGCGCTGTCGTCACGATCACCTTCCAGTACGGTCTGACAACCGCCTATGGCACAAACGTCGTCCTCGATGGCACCTACACCACTGGCGAACGGGTCGTCAAAGCAGTGGCAATGACACCCGAGACGGTCTATCACGTTCGCATGAAAGGCGAAAACATGGGCGGGATCACCTACACCGCCGACGCGATTCTGTTCACGGGCAGAAAAGCCCAGTGGCGCGTTTACGAACGCCAGGTGACGTAGTGGCCACAACCTACAGAATCCTCGACAATGTTCTCGACGCACAGGTCAGCGAAGCACGCAACGCACCGGCCGCTGCTGCACTTATCCGTCTGGCAGGAACCGTCGACGTCACGCTCGGCGAAACAGTCGTCTTTGCCCATGACCAGGGCGGCCAGCGCAGCTACTACCCGCTCGAGGCTATCAAGGTCGATCATGAGAACGGGACAACGCTCGTCACAGCACGTTCGCTTCTCTGGCAGCTCTTCAACGTTCTGCTCCCTGACATGGAGGACCAGGCAGGCGAGGCGTCGGTGATCATCAAGGCGGTGATCGCAGCAGCAAACGCGGTCCATTTCTGCGACATCTACGTGAACGACAGCAACATCACTCCCTCCAGTCGAACATACACCGCCGTCAACGTGAGCCATCGGAAGGTCGGTGAACTCCTCCAGGACCTCTGCAAGGATACGGCCTGCGTGATGTGGGTTGGCTATGACGAGGTCAACGACAAGTTCAACGCCTTCTTCTTCCAGCCAGTCTCAAGCATCGAGCAGGACACGGGCGCGATCCGTGAAGGCGTCAACATCGTCTCCGAAAACCTGCAGAAAGGATCACTCGACGACGTCTGCAACTATGTCCTCATGTACTATTTCCCGCGTCGGTACCCGTATGGAGAGGAGTGGACAGAACCAGCAGACATTGAAGCGGGAACGGCAGCCTGGACCCGAGCAGCCGATTTCGACCAGCAAGCCCACGTCCCCGGCGCGGGTCGCGAAGTCCGTCTGTTCCAGCGAGGCCCCTGCACGACCATCAGCAGCGACTGTCTGAACGAGGACCATATCCACGTCGCGAGTACGTCGGGCTTCGCGGACGTCGGCGGCCTTCTGATTGCCGGCATCGGTCTCGTCTACTATCCGAGCAAGACCGCTACGCAGTTCAATTTGGTAGGCGCTATCAACGGTCTCTGGAAAGCAGGACTGACCGTCGTGCAGGGCTGGCTCTCCGACCTTGGGCCAGACGTCCAATGTGAAGTCGCGAACGTCTATATGGCTCCCATTACCGAGACAGTCGACCAGATTGACCTCTACATCGAGAGCATCGTGGGAACCCCGGGCCCGATCAAGGTCTATGCCGTGAGCAGCGAGTACGGATATCCGACGACCTACCTCGGGTCCATCACCCCAACAGCCCCGGGCTGGCAGACGCTCGAAGTCGACTGGACCGACCCCGGTCCCTACTACTATTCCATTCACCTCGTGTTCCAGATCGAACAAGCACAGACCATCAACGACTACTATACCCTGGGGACGGGACCGGCAGCCGTCGGTGACTTCTATAGTTGGTATGTCTATTCGGACGCCTTCGGCGGCGGGTCCGATCCGCTACAGCAACTTTCCGTCGCCCTGTGGAGCGGCCTCATGACCGCACCCAACACCACCTGGATTTGCACGGGAGCTCTGATAGCCCTGGACCAGGCGGCATTTCTCAATAGCAATGGCGTGGTGATGAATGACAACCGAGCAGGAATCGGTTGCATTCGATTCGTCGGCGCCGGCACCGCGAAAGTCGAGGATACCAGCGACATCGCAGAATATGACCGCATTCACTTTTACTACAAGGGCAACATCAGTCAAGTCGAGGTCATCTGCCAGGGCGGTTCCTACTATCAAGCGCTCGGTTCAGAACACGACTGGAATGAGGAGACGCTGCCCCTCGCGGCCATGCTGAAGTCAGGAACTCCGACCAGCACGCTCATCTCCATCAAGTTCACGAATACCGGCGGTTCAGGCTGGGTCGACGGTCTCTACTTCCTGGCCCCGACCAGTGGGCTGCCGGTCACCGTCCAGGATGCCGATTCCATTCTCGCCTACGGGCAGCACCCCGAGGTCATCTACGCGAAGGGCGTGACCGAAAGCAGCTACGCCTTCTCCCTTGCCGAAGCAATCGTCCTCGACCGCAAGATACCGAAATATTCCGGCACGATCGTCGTGAAAGACATCCCTGGACGCTGGAGCCCGCAGAAATCGGTGCGCGTCATGATCGCGAGCAAGAGCATCGACGAAGTCATGGCCATCTACCAGGTGACACACCGCCATGATGGATATGCCCAGCTCGAGGTCAACAGTTTCGAGTTCGACTACGCCCGCATCCTCGCCGGCCTCCAGAGCAGCATGGAAAATCTGCAGATCAGCGTCGGCTCGACCGTTCCCGTCGACGAGAATGTGGCGAAACAAGCAGTGGTCGTCGCAGTCCATGCGGGACGACACGCATCCGGCGGGCTCGACGAAATCACTGTCGGAGGGCTGACCGGCGTCCTTGCCGATAACCAGCCGACGACCTGGGCCCTTGTGGCACTGAAGCCATCGAGCACCGTGACAGACATTGATAGTGCGGTGAGCCTCAAACACGCGGCAGCGCACACACATCTCCTGGCAGCAGGCGCCACCGATGTCACGGGAAGCGTTGCCGACCTCAACGATGCGGTGAGCCTGAGACATGCAGCAGCCCACACACACCTGCTAGCAGCAGGCGCGACTGACATCACCGGTGCTGTTGCCGACGTCAATGACGCCGTCGGCAAACGCCATGAGCATACGAACTCGGCGGTCCTGGCTGCTCTCGTTCTTTCGAAGTACGACGCGACAGCAGGTCCCACTGTCGACGACGACGTAACACTCGGTTATGCCGTCGGGTCGCGCTGGTACGACATCACCGGGGACGCAGAGTACGTCTGCCTCGACGCCACCGACGGCGTAGCAGTCTGGAAAAAGACGACACCATGAAACAATGGCTCACGCAACAGATACCGAGTGGTGTGGCCTACGCCGTTATCCTAACGGTGATTCTTGGAGTGATAGTGCTTGCGATGGTGCTATACTGAGGAGGTCCGGATGCCAAATTACATGGGAGATGGAGTCAATAATCCGACAATGGTCACAGCAGAGGAGTGCGGCAGGACGCGGCAGGATTGTCCTGTGCGAGAGCAGGTGTATGGGAAAGATGGCATAAAGGACCAGATGAAAGAGATTCGCGACAAGCTGGACAGGATCGACAAGCGACTGAGCAAGATCGAATATGTGGGCATGGGCGTAGTCATCGCCTATACATTCTTCGCTCAGGTTCTCCCCGTCCTCCTCCGCTTGGCCCAGGCGGCAAGCGCAATACCGTAGGCTGCAGGACAGCCGAAAGGAGACGTATGTTCAACGGACAGGAACGTCGACAACGCATCAAACAACCCGAAGTCAAGTCATTGCAGGTAGAGGTCTGGCTCGATCCAAACGGTGAGATTGAGCAAGTCAATGAATCTGCACACCTCGGCTCCCAGGACCTAGCACCGGACCCCGACGGCAAAAACGTTTACAGATGCACCGGCGCCTACGGCCGCCCTGGCTCGCAAATCCCAGTGACCTTCACGCTCGAGAGCCTCGGCACCGTCCACCCGAAAGTGCAACTCGAACCAGGCATGCACGAACACATCATCGACGTGAAGTTCGATGCGTTGGCCTGGCTCGACGAACCAGAGAAAGTCGCCTCCCTCAGCGACGCAGAGAAAGTCGAGCTCCATAACATTGGCGTCGTGGAGCTCAACGACAAGGTCCTTGCCGCCCTCAGAGCGGACCCGCGCGTCTGGACTGCGATGGCCGACGCGGCATTGGCCATCATGCAGCACGCCTCTGGCATGCAGGAACCGTTTCCGAAACCGATCGTCGTCTCGGAACACGATACGAGTGATCTCCCTGGTGACCACAGCGATGGCGCTATGGCTCGTCTTGTTGTTGGCGATCACGTCCTTGCCGTCGGCGACAAGTATTGGCGATTCTGCTCCCACGGTTTCTGTGGTGGCCGCGAACGCTACGCCTTCACCTGGATGGACGTACCCGTCGCGTACTTGGACGAACCCAAGTAGCAGGGGAGATTTCGACCCTCTGGAGGCAATGATGACGATGGTGCTGAGAAGCTCCTTCATGACCGTCCAGCAATGCGACAACTACCTGAAGGCGTCGCCCCTCGCCGGACTCGGCAAGGTCTTCCTCCAGGCCGAAAAGGAGACGCGCATCGGAGCGGACCTCATGATGGCCATCTGCAAGCAAGAGGGCAATCTTGGCCGGCACCGCTGGAGCAAGGCGCCGTACTACAACTGCACCAATTGGGGCATCGCCGACTCGGGCCCGACCAGCGAGAGCAAGTTCGCCTCGTTCACGGCTTGCATCCTGAACACCTTTCGCTGGGTCAAGAGCCGGCACCTGAACCCGACGAACTGGCGATACACGACTTGCATCGATCTCAAGCTGGACCCGCTCTCGCTCGAGGGCGTCGCCAAACACTACGCCTCGGACCCGAACTGGCCCGCCGCCGTGAATCGCATCCAGCGCGAGATCTTATCGTTCACAGCCGAGGAAGTCTCGGTCAAGCAATTCATGATCACGTCCGGCAGGTACAACGAACCGGTGACCTGGACGCCCGAAGGCGGGTGCCCGCCCGGGGCCGTCGACCGGCTGACCCTTGCCTGGGTCTGCTGGAAAGGAGAACCACATGGATAAACTCATCATTATCTTCGTCCTCGCGATCATCGTCGAGGCCCTGGTCAACATCTTCTTCAAAGAGGACAGCCCCACCTCGAAGTGGAAATCCCCTCTCGCTCTTGCCATCGGCATCTTCATGACGGTGACCTGGGGCGTCGGCGTGATGGCTGCGCTCGACTTGCCGATCCCGAATGAGGTCGCGCGGTATGCGGACTACGGCCTGACCGGCATTCTCGTGAGCCGAGGGTCCAACTACCTGCACACATTCGTCCTCGCCCTCAAAGCGGCCTACACCCCGAAACTCTGACACTGACCAGGACAGGAAAAGCGAAGCGGCCCGCGTCAACGGGCCGTTCCGCATAAGAGCGGGACATCCGGGCCGCCGGTTGTCCCGCATACGGGCCTGGGCAGGAGTCGAACCCGCGCAGTCTAGAACTCCTCACCGGAGCCAGGGCCCATAAAGTCGGGTCCGTGAAGGAGGGCACCTGGAATGGGACCCGACATCAATACGCTAGCACGAAAGCAGAAAAGAGCAACCGCCAGGTAGTAAGGCGCAGACGAGCCTGCAGAGCCTTGTGCGAGACGTCGCCCGTGACGCGGCCTGCAGAGCCTGTCTTGGGCTGCGCCCGCTGTGGGGCCTGTGGAGCCTGTTGTGGGGCTTCGTCAGTAAACAAGCTTGTCGCGGGCCTTATTCCATAGATGAGCCTGGCAAGCCTTGTCGCGCCGTCGCCGTTCTTCGTGAGGCATTGAGCCTGTCTTGGGCGTTCTCGCATGAAAACCGACAAGCATGAAAAACCCGTGTCCGCGCCCGTTGAGCCTGTCTTGGGCTCTTTCGACCTCAAATGTGTATGCTTCTCCACAATTGAGCCGTTCCAATGGTGGTGGTTGTGTGATATAATGCTGTCAGCAAGGCAGCAAGCGCAAGACGAACCTTGACAACCAGAAGCGCAGCGGACCCCACCAAGCGGGCAAGCGCGAGGACCGACCGGAAACCGAGGACGCCAGGACCGGGCACGACGAAAGCAGCCAACAGGCTGAGGGCTCCTGGAAACAGGAACCCTGAACCCGCTGAGACGACGAACACCATCCGCAACAAAAGGAGACTACCATGACAAGAGACGCCGCAACCCGCCAGGCTGAACTCGAACGCAACTACACCGTAGCAGAACTCGAACAGGAACGCAAGCAACTGAATGCGCAGATCGAGCGGGACTTCACGACACTCGACGACCTCCGCAAGCAGCACAGCAAGCTGACCCAGCTCCTCGACGGCAACAAACTGAACAACGTCGAGCTCGACGACCTCGCCGGACACCTGAGCCTCCTCCTCGAGGCAATCGCTCGGGCAACCTACTAACACTAAGGAGAGCACCATGAGACACAACGACAGACTCGACGACCTCAACATTCAGGACAGCGCGAACGGACAGCACATCTGCAACCTCCTCGACGAACTCGACATCGAGGAGCTCGAGGACATCGCCTGCGGGCAACACACCTCAGCAGAGCAAGAGGAGCGGTTGGAACGGGCACTCGGCCGGTTCCTCGAAACGGTCAACGCGATCCAGATTGAACAAAAAGAGCAGGCGCAGAGGCGCCTGCAGAGGAGCCAGTCATGACCCCGACCATCAACGCGCAGGAAGCAGACAATCTCAGAGACGACATCAAGCGCCTCCAGGATGACCTGGATGGCATCGACATGTACGTCGGCATGGGCGGCATGACGGTCAACGCTCGGGACCGCATCAAAGCGGGCATCGAGCAGCTCAATGAGGCACTCAACGACATCCAGGAGGACTGACATGACCTTACAGCAGCACAGAATGGAAATCGAACGCGCACAGAAACTCCTTGGCGGGCACATCGTCGAGGTCCGGCACCTGGGCGGCTGCAAGTTCCCACTCCAGGAAGCAACGCCCGAGGCAATCAACGCCTTGGTAGCTGCCGATCAGGTCGCGGTCAAGAACCAGCGCGAGCTCATCATGATCGCTGGTCGATGGGAGATAACGGGCAACTTCGACGGCTATACTGGTGATGGCCAGCAGGTCCTGATCCTGGTCGACGACATCACGGCAATCTTCAAACAGAACACGTGCCTCGACTTCATCAGAGCATAGCACAACGCTTGCCGGCGGGCGTTTACAACACCGGCCGCAGAGCGACGGCTCCAACCGCGAAAGTGAGGAGCCGCACAGGAATAAGGAGGTACGGGATGACAGAACAAGAACTCCAGGAACTCGTCGACGCGCTCTGCGATGAGTACGGCTACGAGCACGCACAGGTCCAAGTGAAACCCCTGCGGACCGCATATGCCTGGTGCAAGTACAAGAGCAGACTCATTGTGTTCGACAGCCACTTCGCTCTGGACAACACGAAGCGGACCCTGACGCGCGTGGCCAAACACGAAATCGCGCACCTGAAGTTCCACAGCCACAGTCACCTGTTCGCCTTGGAACTCAAACGGATGGGCATGCGTGCCTACAAGAGCACTCGCGGTCATCTGCAAGTGAAGGCAGGACAGAAGCGCGTGTATGAAACGGCATACTGGAGTGAACGCAACAAGGTCCGTCGCTATTAGGCGAAACATTCCAGGAACTGACCGTGCTACAGGCCCGCTGTAACGATTTCGGCGGGCAAGTGGCATGAATGGACCACCTGATTCAGAACAGCACGTACAACGAACACAACCGGCACGCCGGCAAAGGAGTCCACATGAACTGCAAAATCGTTTACGCCAACGAACCGACCGCCCGAGAGAAACAGTCGATCAACAACCTCCTCGGCATGGCCATGACCGCCGCCCTCCACGATGTCGCCCGCAAGGTCGACGGGAAGGCGGGCGCTGCCCTGGTAGCGAACCCCAAGCGCGTGAAGTGCCCGCACTGCACCGGCCGCCGCTGTGACTGGTACGGGACCGGCGTCTGCCTGGGCGGCGTGAAGTGAGCAGAACACAGGGGCCCGCAAGGGCCCTCTCTCCCATGCTTCTCCTAGCCGACGACACAGACGAAAGCGGCTGGGACTCACGACTTGATGATTTCAAAGCGCGGGCCCTACAGGAACGGTGTGGCATTTGCTGCGTCGTCGCCTGCGTGAATTGCTCCGATAAAGATTGCGAGGACCGTCTTCCCGTGGCCATTGACGCAGACAGCGTTGACAGCGACGAGCTGGAGGCGGCCAGCGACATCTTCGACAACCTTGACAAACCGTGGTAGTTGTGGTATACTAACCAGAGGAGGCACCAATGAGACAAGCAATCGGCAAGTTGGAAGCACTCATCCTGGAAGCCAAGCAGTTGGGTTTCATCACTATGGCCCGCAAGCTCCAGGACATCGTTGATGATCTGACCGCAGAGCAGGACGGGCTCGACATGGACCCGCAAGGTGAAAGGAGGAGTCGTGATTAAACAACTGCACTACGAAAGCCCGTTGGCTCTCTGGCTGAAGAAGAACGGCATGAGCCAGCGCGAACTCTCTGTCAGGACGGGCGCGAGCCAGAACATGGTGTCGCGATATGTCGCCGGCATCGCCGTCCCGACTGGCGATCGGCTGGAACGCATCACCACTCTAACCGGACTCACGAGCGCACAGCTCGAAGCCGGCCGCTATACGAGCCGGTAGCACCGGCGCCAGGAGGCACACATGAACAGATCGGAAAGCATCATCAAGATCGCCGCCGCCATGCACGCCATGCAGGAAACATCCATGATGGCAGCAGAGCTCAGTGACAACCCCTTCTTCAAAACGAAGTACGCCGACCTTCAATCTGTCTGGAATGCCTGCCGGCAGAAACTCCACGACAACGGCCTCAGCGTCATTCAGACCGTCAACACAGGACTCGAGGGAACCATCCTCGAAACAACCCTCCTCCATACCAGTGGCGAATGGGTGAGCAGCATCTATCCCGTCACCCCGAAGGTCGCGGACCCGCAAGGCTACGGCAGCGCAATCACTTATGCCCGCCGGTACGCTCTCGCTGCCCTCGTTGGTGTCATCGCTGGCGACGACGATGCAGAACAGGCGGTCGGTCGTAAGGAATCCGCTGGCGACAGCGAAGCCACAAAGGACGCGGTCGCGGCCGTGACCGGCGACGAAGGGTCCGACTATAAGGCCGGCGAAAAGACCTTCGACCGCAAAGGCTGGATCGCTTATGTCACGACCGTCGCACACAAGTACAAACTGGACATGCTGAAAGACACCACGAAAATGAAGCACAGCGAACTCCAGCAGTACGGCATGGAAGTGCTCCAGGCCGCGAGCGCAGCGAAGCACGCTGCTGAACAGGGTTGACATGGTCACCTTGAACGTCCACATTGGAGGGGCCTCATTGCCCCTCCAGGAACACATCACCTGTTATCTGAGTAATACTGTCGCAAGTTCCCGCATGAGGAGCCCGTGGCCCGTCGTTACGCTTGACATGACCGCTGAGCAAGCACTGGAACTCGCGCATAACATTCTCGCCCTGGAGGCACAACATGACTGACCATGCAGAACTGGACTTTGGTGATCTCGGCGTAGAACCCGACACACAACATCATTCGGCACAAGCGTGGATGGACGCCTATGAGGCTGACCAGCAGAAACTCCACGACCTGCAGACGGGACCGGACGGTGAAGCACTGGCTCGATTCAAGGCAGCCCAGGACGCAATCGCTCTCGACGAAGCGGAACTCAAGAAGGCCATCAAGACGACGGGTGAAGGTGTCGAGGGCGTGAAGTACGTCGCGCTCTTCCAGGAACGCAAGCAGGCCCCGACGATCACCTGGCACATCGAAACCATCAAAGCGCAATCCTGGGGACCGGCTGTCATCATCGAGGACGTCGACAGCAGGACCTTCGACGCCCTCGTTAAGTCCGGCAGGATCACGACGCCGGACATCTTCCGCGAGATCGCCCCGGGCTCCATCATCAAGGCTGTCATCATCAAGCCTCGAGAGGAGACAGCATGACGACCGCCACGATCCTGTTCATTCTGATGGCATTTGGCCTCGGCATCATCGTGGGCATTTGCCTCGGTGTCATCATCTCCTTCAAGCGCGTCTCCTGGCTCGAGCGCCTCGGATTCGTCGAACCAGTTGACAACAACACAGAATAGGCAATACTCACCACAGAGGGGCTTGGGGCGGCTTGCTACCGCCCGACGCCCTGCTCACCGTCCGGCGGCCCCTCTGACACATAGGAAGGTGACAAAGGACGGGAGGTTCGCATGACTGATGAATCTCAGGACAGCTACCTAAGACTACCCACCGCCATCGAGACGGCACGCGGCAGGATTCAACTCAGTGGATACGAAGCCCGAGTCCTGGCCTTCATTATCCGGAAAACCTTCGGATGGAACAAGCAAGAGGACACCATTCCACTCAGTCAGTTCGTGGAGGGCACCGGCCTCAACAAGCGCCACATCATCAACACCATCACTCGCCTCGTCGACCGCAAGGTCATCTCCAAATCTGGTACGGAAATCCGTACCAGAAAGCCTGGAACCTACGCTGTCAACAAACATACGGAGCAATGGTATCTGGTACCGAAATCCGTACCAGAGCCCAATCTGGTACGGAAATCCGTACCCAATCTGGTACCGAAATCCGCACCCTCAATATACACACAAGAGTCAATAGAAAAGATAAAGATATTGTCCACTTTGGAGCCGGTACCGAAATCGGTACCAGACGCCGCACCGGACCAGCCAAAAACGTTTACGCCCGAACGGAAGGCAATGAGTCCCGAGACAGCGGACGTCCTCGCCTACCTGAACCAGCGGACCGGCAAGAAGTTCCGCAACCCTGGCGACATTCCTGCCCGCCTCGCAGAGACGACGCTCCAGGACGGCAAACGCATCCCAACCTACAGCGTCGCCGACGCCAAGCAAGTCATCGACAAGAAGTGTCGTGAGTGGATCGGCACCCCGTTCGCCAAGCACCTCGACCCTGTGAGCCTCTTCCGGCCGGCCAACTTCGACCGGTACCTGAACCAGCCGGAGGCCGTGCCCATTCCTGTCACCCTGCAGGATTTCTATAAACACCCAATCGGACTACAATCCCAATGGGTGAACCAACCGAAGCAAGTCCCCGAAGGGACCTATGAACGGACGCCAGAACAGGACGCCGCCTTTGACGCTATCGAAGCTGAGATCGCAGCAGCAGCACCTAAAAGGAGAGCGCAATGACACAACCCGAAGGGCAAACACTCATGGAACGGCTTCACCTGCGAGCGGTCACAGAGGACCCGCTCGTTGTCGAAGAACTCGCTGAAGTGAACAAGGCGCGTCGAACCGTCTGGACTGCGGACCTGAGAGCGATGGTCGCCCAGGACATCGGCCAGAGGGCCCTCGTCTGGCAGAATGCGCTCTGCCGCCAGCCACAGGCCATGCGACAGGCATTCTCCAAGTGTGTTGGCGGCACCGGCATCGTCATCGAAGGTGCCATCGGAACCGGCAAGACGACAATGGCCGTCCACCTGCTCCTCGGCCTGGCAGCGCAGGAAGCGATCACGATGCAACGCCACGGCTTCGACTTGCCCGAGCCCGAAGCCTTCGCCTACGCAACCCGCTCAGCGGACCTCTTCCGGTCGCTTGGCGCCCGCTATGGTGAAGCAAAAGAGCGCGGGAACGCCATTCTGGCCCGAGCGCGGGCGGTGCGGTACCTTCTCGTCGACGACGTCGGACGGGAAGCAGAGGACCCTGATTCCTTCGCCGCCTTTCAATCGCTCATCGACTATCGCTATTCCCAGGAACGGCCGGTCATCATCGCCACGAACATGACATCAGCAGAATACGCAGCAGCAAGCATCGATGCAAATGGACAGACAATACCGGCGGGCCCAAAGGTCCACTGGGCCGCAATCATCAGTCGCTGGCATCAAGTCGCCTCGTGGATATCCCTCGACGGCGACGACCTACGCAAGCGCTAGGAGGCGCACAATGGAACGGACCTACTACAATCCAGCAGGAACCACAGACGTCGAAGTTATCATTGAGCACGGCGGAAGTATCACTCTGGAGCACATCATCGAGCACAGCCCGACGGGCATGACCTGGGGCTACTACGGCAGCGGACCGCACGACCTGGCGCTGTCCATCCTGACCGACTACTTCCACTTTGTCAGAGGGTTGAGCCATAAAAAGGCCATCGACAGGGCGGGCATCTACCATCACATGTTTGCCCTCGACTTCGTCGGCCATTTCAAAGATGGCTGGGAAATCACTGCCACTACGATCGCTGCCTGGCTCGTCGACAAGCCCGAGGGAAAGGAGTGACATGAAACAGTTCGGACACTGGACCCTCCTGCCGACGACAGAATACACCTGGCTCATCAATAGCCATGAAGGGCTCCGCAACGAACTGCTCGACACGACCGCTCGCGCTGACGCCATGTATGCCCACGAAATGGTGGCTGAAGAACGCAGACGGCAGGAACGCAAAGCCTCCTTCACCGCCGGCAAGTTTCACGCGGCAGGTGGATATGCAAAGGCCCTGAAAGACGCACGCGCTCGGATCATCGACCTCCACAGGACCCTCGACCGCTGGCGCCCCTTCGTCGAAGCGCTCGAGACGACGCCAGGACAACTGACCATCGACAGCGACGTGAGCGATGCGAACGCAGCAGCCGATCTCTTCACCGTCGGAGCGCAGGTAGTACAAGAGAGGAGCCAGACATGACAATGGTGGAGGCACTGCTGAAGGAACTGCAACGCAAGATGGCAATCTACAAGATGGACACGATGGAGACGCGTCACCTGATCGACAACATCATTCGTGAGGCTCGCCGCGAAGGTGCAGCGATTCCGACAGTGGAGGTTGACGTGATAGATCAAGGAAAACTTCATCTGATTGAGTACATGGTAAGAGGCGGGTGCAAGCGTGCATATGCCGTGGCTCTTGTGTATGGTTTGGTCGCCGCCGCCAGAGAGGAAGGGGAAGAAGCGACTATCGAAGGGAGAGAGATTGTGTTCGCTATTGCCAAGATAGACAATGGTCATTGGCGATTCATGGTTGAACGCGCGCAAGGCCGGGGACAAGAGGAAGCAGACCATGATCACCTATACGTATCCGATGCCCGATGTTACCCCCGAGCCTGGCGACTTATGCCTCGCCACATGGCCAGTACCAGGCGATGTCGTCGAATGCGACGATCGCAGGACCAGCGGGCGCCTGAAGGGGATCGTCCAGATTTGCGACCTTCATTGCATGCTCCTCATGCTCTTTGACGTCGAGAGTATGGACAGCCTCCGATGGATAGGATACGGAGACAACGTCGTCATTACAAAGCACCGGACATGAAACAAACCCCGTTGAAGCGCACGCCCTTCGAGCGCACTAGGAAAGGACCCTCAGCAGGCGTCCTTCGCGAACGCAAGCGCCGGCGCCTCGAGAAAATCGTTTACAAGGCCAACGACGCCATCTGGTCGCAACTCGTCAAACTACGGGCAGCCAGGAGCCTCGGCATGGCATCGGTCAGTGAAAAGCCGGCCAGCGTCGACGAACTTCTTGCCCATCCCAGCAGGAATCTCAACAGTCACCACTTCTTGCGAAAGGAACTCTACCCATCCCTTCGCTGGGACGTGCGCGACGGCATCTGCATCTACGCCTGGCAGCACGTCCTGGCCAGGGGAAGCGCGCACGACGATCCTGCGACGTTCGACGCCTGGGCAATCCCCTACATGAAGAAACGCCACGACTTCGCCTACCTGAAGAAACGCGGTCAGACTCCAGGCAAGATCGGACCGGTGCAGATTGCTGAAGCGAACGTTGCCCTCCGGAAACTCTACCTGAAACAGACAGGACGCGACTGGGGCGCTCAGTGAGAACCGAGAACCGGCTGTTCGATGATCACGAAGCCCTCGAATGGAAGGCAATCGAGCTCCTGCAGGACAACTGCCCGCCCGACGGCTATTACGTCGCCTTCAGTGGCGGCAAGGATTCGACCGTCATCCTCGACCTCGTCAAGCGAGCTGGCTGTAAGTTCGACGCGCACTATAACGTGACGACCGTGGACCCGCCGTAGCTGGTGCGTTTCATCCGTGACAACCACCCGGAAGTGACCTTCGAGCGGCCAGCGAAAACCATGTGGCAGCTCATTGAGGAAAACATGATGCCGCCTCTCCGACAGATGCGGTATTGTTGCCGCTGGCTGAAAGAGCGGACCGTAGCGCCTGGGCGGGTCCTGGTCCTCGGCGTCAGAGCAGAGGAGAGTCAAAGGAGAGCGCTCGGTTCGGAGATCAAGACGAACATGGAACACCACATATG